TGTCGAGTAGCACGGTGACATGAAGAAAAGGGCGACGACGCGCAAGGCGAAAAATTTAGAATAGGGGCGTGTATCATAAGTTACATCACAACCATGACCACACCTATTGAGCTCAACAAGACATACACGTTTACTATCGAGAACTTCTCGTTTGATGTGCTCACGCGTGAGGAGATGATAAAGAGATACAAGGATGGGAGGCCGTTTTCCCACTTCATTGAGCCCTGGCTTCCTAAAAGGTTTCCGCTAAAACATATTGAGGGCTGTAAGAGCTATGATCATGTCGACGACAATCAAACCAAATACGACGAAAAGACCTTTACTGCGGGGGGGTGTCAACTACCGCCTTCTGGTATGATCGGCGGAAGCAGAAGTGTTGATACAGATATCTTTCACAGGAAGGCCAAAGAACTCATATACATTATTGTCAGCAATGTTAACTTTCCAGAGATAAAGGTCCGATTTGTCAAAGGCACGGAGCTTATTACGAGGTATCCGAAGGGAACTATTCCTTTCGGACATCACGATTCGTTCTTCGCCTAAGGTAGCAATATGGCAGAGCCGTATCCAGGATTCTCGAGAGGTGCCCCGCCTCCTCCAGGATGGAGTCCGGGTCAAGCACTCCCAGTAGCACAAAACGCTGCTGCCGTGTCACTTCCAGGCCTTCCAACCAGTTATTCATCCTCCTTTATGGGTGTAAATTTATTTTATCCTAGCTGGGTTCCTTCTTACAGAACAAGAGGTGGCATCATTTCAATGTTATTTTACGGTTCTCTTTATGCATTCGTCATGTTTTTGATTCTGATAGTTATACATTTCACCGCATTTCCGATATTCTCTTTTTCACCGGATGATAATGGGTTTATTCCTATTCCAACGGTCTCCGACCAACAAACTGCATATATCAAGGCCCCCGCTATACCAGATCTAAGTGCCAACTTTTTGAACGTTCCCGCATGTACTTATACTGTCAGCACGGATCTATATTTGAGCGGGGATTTTCAAGCATCATCTGTCCCCCGCGTGATTCTTTATAGGTCGGCTTCAGGGAATGTATCTCCGCCTTCTACGGATACGAAGGACAATCTCCTAACCCGGTTTCCAGATACAAACCTCTTGATCTGGCTAGACTCTATAAAAAATGACCTATACGTGAGTATAGTAACAACAAGCGATGGAACAGCAGCGACGAGCCTCCTAGAAACAACACCTGCCGTGGAAAATGTTCCTATAAGAAAAGTATTCCGCATTTCGGTTGTATTTACTCAACAGTTTGTGGAAGTCTATATCAACGGAAACTTAGAAAAATCAATGGCTGTTAAAAAACCTCCTAAAACTATCGCAGACAGATCATCCTTTTTCCCTGTGATATCAAGCATAGGTCCGAATGTTCTTATTTCTAATCTCGCATTTTGGCCGAGAGCGTTATCGGCACGTGAAGTTCGCGCATATGGGAAGCCTCTAACAAATGAAACATTCTACTCCAAACCCGCTAGATAAATATCTAATAGTTATCGTCATGTAGGCACATATTAAACACCCCTTTTGGAGTTTTTAATCCAGCACATCGTGGTAATCACTTTGTGCTTAACTTTTAGTTTTAATGGTACATAAGTAGAAATGGACATACAGTCCTGGGTAGCTGCAAATATGGGGGTAGAAGCACGGACAGTATTAATCATCAGCATTATATTTGTTATTGTTTTAATATTTTATTACAGCCCCGCCTATACCCCGAAGCTTCTTGTAAGCGCGGAGGGGCCGTTTGCATTGACATCGAGGAACTCGATTGTCTCAGAACAAAAAACTCTGCCATATTATTCAGATTCGGATGGCAGTTTTTCTGCGTTTATATATCTGAGTCCGATGAATCGCACCGGCGCTTACGCTGCGTGCGGGACAAATCCAAATCAAGCATCTTGTAGCGACGGGACATTCGCCCCATGCCAGTGCGACGCCTCTACAAATGATTGCTCGGTATGTGAGCATGTGGGGTATAGTAGTGTTTTCAGTATATCAGGTATTGTGGGCCTGGAAGTATTAAATGCCCCGGACGCAAGTCGTCAAGGAAAGGCCATGGCCCAGCTTACGATTAAGTCTGAGGGTCAGTCATTGTCGACCGGCTCAACTAACTCGCAGAAATACATTGAAACTCTTACGCTACCACCCATATTATGCCTATATCAAATACGTCGAAATCTAATATGAGTGGCATTACTTCCGGTTCTACAGGGCTGGTGGGCCAGTTAGCTATGGCGAACATATACAACTATCGCCTGAGCAGTCAAGATGTAGCTGCAAAATACAAAGAGTTTGCCGATACCCGCGGGCGCCCCTATGTAAACTCCGCCGCGAATCCTACTTCGGTGTCTGATGTTGCGGGCTTGAATCCTAAATTTTTGTCTGGTATGACATTGTCTTCTTTTATACCCTCTTTCAATCTATGCCCCCCTGGTGGATGTTTAGCCCCTCCAAATGTTCGCCCCGCATCGCCCTTATATGATTGGTCTTCTTCGTATGCTTAAATTTGGCAGGCATCGTTAGAATGGAAGGCTATAACGGAAGAAATGAGTCGCCCTCAAACTCGTCGTCAGCCCCTTCCTCGTTTGGATTAGGTACCATACTATTGTTGGTTTTAGGAATGTTTGCAATATATTATTTATATCGGTTTTTATACACATCGGCTGATAGTAATACGATTGTTTTGTCGGGCGGAAAACGCTCGGCAGATAGTTCGCCTGAGAAACTCCCGACTATCCCGACTCCCTATGAAGGTGGCGAGTATTCATTCAATACATGGATTTATATAAGTAGTTTCAACAAAAATAGAAATGCGCGGAAACACATTTTTGAGCTGCGGGGTAGATATTTTTCCACGCTTCTAGTGGCCCTGGGCGCATTTAACAACACATTAGTGGTTCGGACACACACGAAGGATGCCGGTGCGGAAGGGTTCCAAGCGGTTGGAGTCACAATCCCTAAGCTACCCTTGACTACGGATATGAAAGAGGGTTTCCAATCTACTGCCGGTTCTGGTTCTGGACCAACCACTATGACTACCGCGACCACGACAAGTACTCCCAAATCTTCGGAAAAGCCTGGGGATCTATCCGCAGAAAGTGTGAAGGCGTTTTTTAAACCTTTCGCGGTCGACGACTCCTTGCTGGTTGAAGGGTTTACGACGCCCGCTATATGTGATCTCCCCGAGGTCGATATGCAGCGTTGGACAATGATTAGCGTAGTGTTGACTGGGCGCACAATCGATGTATATCTTGATGGTAAACTCAGTCGTTCTTGTATGTCCCCGTCATATTATAAGGTGGATCCTACGGGGGTAACACCCGTGCTAACGGCTCACGGTGGGTTTGATGGTTATATGGGCAGAACGGAAGTAGCAAACTATGCTATGAACCCCGATGAGATTTATCGTACGTATCTATCCGGACCCGATGGACCGCCTAGCATGGATATCATTGGGTGGATCGGCTCTCTGTTCAAAGGATCTGCTTAGCGTGTTCTCTAGTAATACAGGCTAGTTTAAGAATCCCCTGTGGGGGTTCTTAATTTTAGACTATACTGCCGGCGCAGAAGATATGAGTCTCACAATACACCAAGATGCATCTAAATACAATGATGCGAAGCCGATTGGCCTTTCCATGAACGAGCGCACTGGTATTGAGTTTGGATATTCATTTTATATATTTATTAATCCGGCAACATTTACAAACTCAACGTCTTTTAAACACGTATTTCATAAGGGTTATTCGAGCCCCTGGCCTCTCATGGCCCCTGGTGTTTTCCTACACGGTGATGTCAATACCATGAGAGTGGTCATGAATACTTATAAAAATCCATACACATATGCCGATGTGAAGAATATCCCCGTTCAAAAGTGGTGTCATGTAGTATTGAACAGCTACAAGAGTGGCCTCGATATTTTTGTGAATGGAAATCTGGCAAACCGTATTAACTTTACGGATACTCTGCCGTATCAAAATTTCCAAGATGTTATCATTTTCTCGAATACCAATAATAACACATTGCGTGGATCCGTGATTCCGTCGTTAAATGGTGAGGATTTTATACTTGAGGGATCTTTCAAGGGGTATTTATCGAATATGGTATATGCCCGGTATGCTCTCTCTATGACTGAGATCCAGAGGCTAATGGAGGCCGGCCCGTCGTCGAAGCTAAGACAGAAGAATATGGATAAACCCCCGTATTTGGGAGATGATTGGTGGGCACACAGCGCTTGAAGGGCCGCCACAAGACGGCCGCCACAAGACGGCCGCCACAAGACGGCCGCCACAAGACGGCCGCCACAAGACGGCCTAAGTATATTCTCTTCTATCCCAGTAAGGGTTCAGAAGAGACTATGGCGGGCGGAGGTCTATATGCTCTTGTTGCGTATGGAACCCAAAATGTTCTACTGAGCGGCAACCCTCAAATGACATATTTTTATAAGGCTTTCAAGCGTTATTCGCATTTTGCGATGGAGAGTATTACGATCCCCCTAGAGGGGCCGAATGAGCTCTCATACGACCAGCCGATACAACTCCGGGCGAAAATACCTCGCTACGGTGACCTGCTATCTGACCTCGTATTCACTTTCACTATTCCGGATATTTACAGCAAATATCTACCACCGCGACCCCCCCCTCCAGCCGGTAACGGTCGCACTAGCCAATGGGAGTTCCAATGGGTCAGGTATTTAGGGGCGGCAGTTATCCAGAATGCAGCATTCTTTGTAGGTGGACAGAAAATCCAGGAGTTCGACGGATCCTATCTTCTAAGCCGCGCTCTCCTCGATGTTGATCAGGATGCTTTCGTGAAATGGAAACACCTCGTGGGAGATACTTCTGAGCTTACAGATCCCGCCTTGGGTTCATATGCCGGTGGCAGATCCAACACAGGGTATCCATCGGTAATAACAAATCCCACGACGACAACACAGCTTAACCGCCCCTCCATTTTCGGTCGCGATATTCATGTCCCCCTGTCTTTCTGGTTCACGGAGGCTCCTTCACAGGCCCTACCCCTCATAGGCCTTCAGTATCACGAATGCGAGGTCCAGCTTACACTCAACCCTATTGCGAGCCTTTACACCGTCCAGGATATATCTGGTTATCGCGTGAGCCCCAACTATAAGATGAGCTCAACAGCCGCCCAGCTGGCATCGAATACACCGAACTATGCGGCATCCAGCGATACAAACATGCAAATCCGTTATTTCCTTACGGATATTGGCGTGACCCCCCCGGCGCTGAACACATGGTTTTTTAACCCTGTTATCCAAGGCACATTCATATATCTTCCAACAGAGGAGCAACAGATTTTCGCCACGAGGCCGTTGAGCTATATGATTCCGCAAGTTACATCGTATCCATTTCCAGGTCAATATACACGTCAAGTTCTGGATATACAGGCACACAATCCACTTACACGTCTTATTTTCATTCAACGTCGTTCGGACGCCGTGTGTCGTAATGACTTTGCCAACTTTACCAACTGGTTCACATACCCATACGCCCCCTTTTCACCCACGCCGAATATCATATCCGCGCTACAACAGGGTTCCACTTCTGGACTTCTGATACCAAACTCACAACAAGATATGATTCGCTCGATACGCGTTCTCTGTGATGGCAACGAAATCCAGGAGAAGAAAAATGCCGACTACTACGTCTGGCTCTCGACATATCGGTATACACGCGGTATAGGGCAGGACGGACTACCCATTTATTCTTTCCAGCTTGCGCAGAGTCCAACGCAGGCATCTGGGTCTATCAATGCGAGTCGCATTAGGAACTTCCAAATAGATTTGGATGTATATCCTCTTCCAACTGCAACAACGTATACATACGATGTTACTGTCTATGTGGAGAATCTCAACTGGTTTGAGGTGGTTTCGGGTATGGGCGGGCTTAAATATGCCCTGTGAGGGGGCGCCCTATTTCTTATCACTCTTCTTGCGTGTTTCGCCCCTTTTATCGCGCAAACGGATCTCAGGATACCCACTCTTTTTTGTCAGATTCAGCGAACAGAGTTCAGGAAACATCGCCACGAGCTTCTTGGCGCCGGCAGCGACAGTCTCCATTGTGCGGAACTCCTGGTTACCCCCCTTCTCCGTGTAATACGCAGTTTTTGGGGCTACATTACGCAGACGAACAACCGCGCCGTCGCGTAGATAGAAGCGTATGCTTCTCTCGTAGTCTTCTTTATCCATTTCGAGTTCTAGCTTCACTCCTTTGGGACCCTTGGTCCCGGGATTGAAACATCCATTGAAAGTTCCGATTACAAATCTTAAATCGGTAGTGTGTTCATTTTTCATGAAATAACCGTTCGCCGCAGGATATATGCCCCAGAGTGAGCAGTTCGCCTTCTTACACGCCTCGAATCCCCGCTGTATAACGGCCTTCAAGTTTTTCAGCTTTGTCTCATTGCGCTTCGCGGAAGGGCTCCATTCTATAAACCCCGAGACATCATCATCCATCTCAACTAACGGCTTTCCTACAGGGAAATAGTCCGATATGAAGTTTCTCTGGGGGCCGATTTTAGGGACGCCAACTACGATTTTATTATATGTTTTCGGCTCTAGAATATTTTTATAATCTCTCTCTTCATCCTTATTTGCCACGAATATGAAAATACGCCGTGGTTCTATTCCATACTCTTGAAGAACTTTGAGAGATTTATCACGGAGGGTCTCCGCCCGTTTATACGAGGGGATGGCAATCACATAATCTGCTGATCCTGCTTTTCTGGTTTTCATTGCGCTCTATCTAGTATGACTAAAAAAACCAGTTGAGATAGAGGAATGGCCAGCGTATTATCTTCACTAGGCCTTACGACTGCGTCGCCACCACCTGCTTCGGAATATATAGATCAAAAGGCCGAGGTAGTCAATCTTGCAGATGCGAAGGCGCAGCTTGCAAACACAACGAGTAGTATTAATCTTGCGCTAAGTACGGCAAAGCTTATTGGAGTAGATCCAAGCTATACAAAAACGTTAGATGCCCTGAACGAGGAAGCTTCCAATATACAAGTGAGCAACTTAACCTCCGCGCAACTGGCAGCTAAGGCTGATAATCTGAATAAAAAACTCGAAGTGGCACAAGCAACTCAAGATTCTATTCGTCAACAACAACTTATTGACGATGCCACAACCGTGGCGGCTGACATAGATAGAATGTTAAGGGCTGTAAAGGCGGATAAAACAGCTCCAGCGGATAATATAAAACAGTATGAAGAACTTAATAAAACAGCTAAGGCCGCTTTGGCAGCTATAAAGGCGCCCCCTCCTCCCGAGGGAACAGAAGCTCCTGTATATCCTACATCGGATGAACTACGTTCGTCGCTCGATGAATTAAATACTGCATTAGAGGCCGCGCAAAATAAAGTATTCAACTGGGAGCGATTTTGGAAAAATGTCTTCAAAAAACTTATGTATTTTATGACATTCGTTGCTGTAGTATGGGGGGCTTTACTGGGAGGAATAGTAATGTCCAATGCTTACGCGGAAGATCATTTTTGGGGAATAAAACTATTTTATTTTGTGTACGGCGCCGTGTTTTTCCCTTTTTCGTTAATATATGGGGCGGTTA